TTAATCGACTTTTATACTGGCCGGTCGATCAACCAGTCAATGCAATTTATATTTCTTTTTACCTGTCGATACCAGGAATCGCCCGTTATTTAGTATACCCCCAAACCTTTGGTTTTATATCAATTTCCGGTGGTCTTTCTATAATAATCCTTGCTGGCTTGTTTGCCATCTTTTTTAGCTTTTGTATCTCTATATTCAAAAGAATATTAAAACCCAATGATGTTAGGAATAATCCTGCAAAAATAGCTGTTAGTGGTTGAAATTTCATTGTTTTTATTGTACTGTGTGTATTATATGGTAGGAGGATCGACTCAATGAAACAACTACTTAAATCTAAAATAGTCGAACTAAGAAAATCTGGCTACTCATACAATGATATTCAGCTTAAATTAGGATGTTCTAAAGGAACCATCAGTTACTATTGTGGAGATAATCAAAAAGAAAAAAAGAATAATAGGCAAAGAAAACGCAGATCATCTGATGTTGTTAAGAGTAAAGTTGAAGCATTTTGTTGTCGATCCTATTCTGGAATTGAAACATATATTGAGGATCGTCATTTTCTAAAAATACTGAACATTAAAATAAGGTTTTTTTCTATGAATCGTAAAACTAAAAAAACAAAACAACTATTTAAAGCACAAGATCTACTGAATAAGTTGGGAGATAATCCTGTTTGTTATTTGACTGGTAGGCCAATCAACTTAGAAGATGGACGATCCTATCATTTAGACCATATAGTTCCAATAAGTAAGGGAGGAGATAATTCTTTAGATAATTGTGGTATAACGTGTAAAGAAGCGAATCAATCTAAGCATAGTCTAACTAAAGACGAATTTATTCGTTTGTGTCAAGATGTTGTAAATAACCATGCTAAGAATAAGACTTCTACTCAATAATAAAACTATACGGCACTCTGGAGTCGAACCAGACTATGATCAATTTATAAGATTGACGGATGCTACCGGCTTACCTTGTGCCGCGTGTTGTGTAACTTTCGTATTGTATCCTATCGACCAACCACTGTCAAGACCTTGAGAATTAATCTATGTTGACTCCATAATCAGTGAGGAGCCTATGAAACTCTGTTCTAATTTTATCTAGAGCATCTCCAGAATCAGTAAAGTCATTGCTGTATTTCTGCCAAGACCTAAGCTGCTGAGAAAAATCCCACAACATTCTCTTAGCATCATTAGCTTGAATAACAGTATCAAATTCGTACTGTTCTTCTGGTAGATCAAACTTTAGAATTGCTTGTGGCATAATTATTCCTCACTACTTTCTAGATCTTTAATTTTTTGCTTATATTTTTCAATCTGTATAGCAGCTTCTCCGCAAGCATAACAAGCCTCAGAATGAAGATACTCTATAAGATCGTGAATTTTTTCCTTCAGATCTTTAATCTTCTTAAGTTTCTCGTTCATGATTAAGTTGATGCGGAACTATCCTTATTTGGGAGCCAAAATACCATTTCATTAGATTCATCATCCCAAGCACATTCTACACTTCCATTAGCTGCAAGTTTAGCAATTCCGATACCATAAAGCCAGTCTCTAATCTCATTGAAAATGTTATCAAAGATATCTTCATCAATGATATGACAATTATCCTCATCTAGACCAAGACTTTGAGACTTTACAAGACCCATTACCTGTTCAAGAGAGATAAAGTCATCAAGATTTTCTTCATATTTTTCAGAAAAAGATTCTGCCGCACCTTGACGAATAGCTGCGGCAAATCCATTCAGATCAATAATACTATATGTATTTTCCATTTGAAACTCCAATTAAATAAATTTCTTAAGACCTTGGCTGCTTTGTTCTATTTTACAGCGTTCCATTAGATTGTCAATAGTGTTTTGTAAACTATACTCACCTCTACTCAGCCACTTCCTATCCTCATAGAGAGCCGTTGTTATTTGAGGTAGGTAAAACTGAATGGCTCTTTCAAATTCTTCTGGAAAATAAGTTTTTAAAATACGCTCAATATGATAGAGACTATCTACTATTTTATCTCTATTATCAAGCAGATTATTAATCTGATCTTTTTGTTCTTGAGTAAGAGACATTACGCCTCCACCTTTTGTTTGAGTTTCATAAGCTTGTGCTTAATTTTCCAAACGTGAGTTTCTTTGTTCTGAATGTCTGGCCCCATATAGATATGACAGAAGCCTTGGTGCTTGTCAAGACCCCATGCTTTAATTCCATGCTGGTCAATCCCTTCAACAACAAAACGACCTCTATAGCCCATCGGAATGAAGTCAGCACCCCGTGCAAAATATGGGCCTCCTCCGACCCTAATGCGATCACCCTTGATCAGTTCCTTCCAGTTAAAATCACGAATAATCTTGGTATTCTTTGCTTCCTTACTCTTTGCTTTAAAGACGAACGGAGTATTGCATTTAGGACACATATAAGCTCGCGGGCCTGTGGTAGCTCCACATTTGTCGCAAGCCTTTTTACCTTTTCCAAGTCCAAGACCCATTTTAATCTCCTGTGTTGGTTGATGTTATGCTCTAAGTATACATCAGTTATCGGTACTGTCAAGGGGGAATCTTTAGTGGTTCTGAGAATTTTTCAAAAATCTACAGAATATCCACATAATTTATTTTAATGTGACCATCTTTAATGGTAATGTATGAACAAGGATGATCTGTCCAACATCCACTATTATAGTAATGAGTTGATCCAGACACATCAGTAGTAGCTAAATGAGTATGTCCGCAGATTATTGAATCACATTTTTTTAAGGAGCAATATATTTTAGCTCTTTCACAAACTTCTTGAGAACATCGTAAAAAGGTTTTACTACTACGTTTAGCAAGATTGGAGTAGTATAGTCCAGCATATATCTGTAGCCACCGATAAATATAGTCAGCTATTTTAGTTAGTCTAGGATATTTAGAAATAACATTATCGAATATATCTCCATGAAGAATTAGTACCTTTTCATCTCCACTAATAAAACTATACTCATTCATAAAATCCACACCAATTAAATGACTTACCATATCAGCAGGCCCATCATGATTGCCGCTAATCCAGATAACTTTAATAATATCGGATATTTTACGGATTTGAGATAGTATTTTCCAATGATCTTTTTTTAGTTTACGAAAATCCCAACTATCAAACAAATCGCCATTAATAATTAGAGTATCAGTATCAACCTCTCCAAGTTCAATCCTAGACAAAAAAGATGCTAATGTCTTAGCTTGACAAACATTACTCCCTAAATGAATATCACTAATAACTATAGCATCAAAAGTCATACCACATAACCTTGTTTAATTGCTTCATTATCACAAAGAGTCCTGACCCATGCCGGAATAGGTTGTCCATTTTCATCAAACTTTTTATATCGAACTTTCCCCTTTTGTCCAGTAACTTCACAAGTAATATAGCTTATGCTTTCTGCCATTTCTATTGATCCATTAATATAAGAATCTCCACCCCAACAATATGCTCTTAATCCACCAAATTTTTCTTTAATCTGACTCCAATAAAAGAATTCTAGTGGTTCATTGATTTTTTTCTTATATTCAAGATGGTTATGTACAATATAACAAAGTCTAGATAGAATCTCATACCAGCCATCATCACACTCTAAGTATTTGAGATTTTTAAACTGTTCTGGATATTGTTCAATTAACTTATCTGATAATTCAGGACTCATTGTAATCTACCTTATGAATAATGCGTGTTCCAAGATGAGCATTGCTTAGTTCTGCTTCGTCTTTCATGGATTCACTACAAATTCTTTCAAATTCTTTTCGACCAATCTTTCGACCATCCATAATAGTTTCATCAAGATATTTCTGAGTTAAAGATTCTGGATGATCAATCAATACAGTATCATAAGCGTGTTCAAGACTTTTAGCGTCAATAACATACTTGTGACGAAAAATTGAAATTGTACTAACTTCAAACAATGGCATAATAATATCTCCTAATAAAAAGTTATCTAGCTCGTCTATTAGCTCTATCTAAAATTCTAATTGTTTCCTTAGCATTGCTAGGAACCATAACCAAACTTGGTGCGGTCTTATGTCCCCAATCCATATATCCAACAGCCTTTTGTTCTGCTGAACATTCCTTACATACAATATTTCTATTAGTTTCTACAAGAAACTCATGCCTTTCAACACCAACACAATTTTTGCAATAAATACAATTCATGGCTACTCCAAAAAGAAATGTCTCGCAACCACTGATTTATACCATACCCATCGGCGTTGTCAACAGTTAGACTTGAAAAACTATTTGTGCTTCTTTTTCTTTTTGATGTTTCTGTCTAAATGATCTAAATATAGATTCTCGTGAAGTTGTTCATGTTTCTCTTTTTCTTTGCGTAATTTTTTATGTTTTTTATCTTCTATCAATTTAATTTTAATGGCTTTTGTACCAGAGTATACCATAAAGATAGGAATAAAAAGAAATAACAGTAGTATGGCATAAGAAAAATACCATAAAATTCTCACTAAGAACAAAAGGAATAATATGCAATAATAGGAAAAAGGAGCTTCTCTCTCAAAATACTCCATCCATTCTGGTTCAAACATAAGATGTCTCTACCATGTCAATCCTGATGGTTTTGGTTGGACAAACGAAATCTCCATTATCGTCGCTATAATAAATCTGGTTAAGTCCCACAGCATTTAAAAGTTTAGAACAATTAGAGCATGGTTTGCTTCCGAGTATTAATCCCTGTCTGTTAATTCGTAAGACACATACGCTCCAATTAGTATCAATGGAGTTATAGCGATCAAGTAGTTTAGAAATAAGATGAGATTCACTATGAACATAAGGATACTCCAAGTATTTGGGGATATTAAATCTTTTTCCTATTCTGAAAGCTTTTGTACTCATTTTAATAGGATTATTCTGTGCAAACTCAATCATTTTTGTGCCATCAAAAGCAGCAGCATAATGATAGCAACGAACCAAAGGATTCGGCTCCCAGTTTTCGTATGCCTTTTTAATAGTCTTATGAATAATTTTCATTGTATTTACTTAGATGCCAACATATATAGACCAACATTTGCTGCTGCATATCCAAGGTATGCTATAAACATACCATAATTATTGTGTAAATAACCTTGTTCTATGGCTATATAAAGATAAATTATGCCAGTAATAAGAATAAGGTTAGCTGACATTTTAGTTCTTTTCTATGGGAATATAGCGACTACCATCGGGAGCAGTTTGTTCCTGACCAATAGTAATTTTCTTATCTTCCTTTAGCAAGTTAATTATTGCTTGGGTATTAACATTGTGACTAATTGAAATTGCACCGATTTGAGCCATAATTATCTCCTTATATTTTAAGAAACACAGTTTAGTAAAGAATCATATTTTGCAAGAGCTAGATCTTTTGCTTTTAATTCTAGATCAATATCGAATTCAAGACCATAATTATCGAAAGTATTCTCAGGGTAGTCTGCGTGTGCCCTTGGATTATTACCTTCCCTACTTTCGCTATAGTGAAAAAGTGGTTTGGTTTGCCAAGTATCCCAACACATATTAATTGCTTCACATTCTGTAAGACCGTTAGGATGACATTTATGATGAAGGTAGTCGAAACAAATTGGAATACGAGTTATGGGATGAAAAATATCTACTAATTCTTTGACGCTCCAGCAGTTAAGTTTGTCATCATTCTCTATTGTTATACGATCCTGACAATTTTTGTCCAGTTTTTTGAAGTTGTTGTAGAATCTGTGAGCGATTTCTTCTCTGGTTCCGTTATTATTATGAATATGGAAATTCATTGGCGATCTACGATCTGCTGGAAGTCCAACTCTGTCAAAGAAACTACTGTAGAAGTTGAGTTCTGTGATTGTTTTTTCAACAACTTTTTCATTGAGACTTGATAAACTATTGAATTCACTAGGATGGCAAGAAACGCGAACATTAGTATCGGATATAGTTTGTGCAATATTATCAAACTCGTTTTGAATACTATCATAATTGGGCAAATCCTCAAGATTTACATCAGCCTCGTCATAGGTAATAAGGGGAAAAATATCGCTACTAACGCGATAAACATAGTTATTTTCTGCACAAAATTGAATTGTTTTATTTGTAACCATCAGATTATTCTGGATTCTATCTCCAAGAATTTCTAAAGCTTCTTCT